CCATGACCTGCAACTTGCAGATGAGGCAAGGTAAGGTCTGCACTACCAGTTAACTGAACAGTACCAGTACCATCAACTTCCAAGGTAGGCAAGCCTAGATAAGCACTTCCAACTACTCCAACTATACCAGTAGCAGCAGCAGTAAGCCTTGGAAGCGTAATCCTTACTTGTCCACCACCAAGTCCCTCCACTGTAAGAACAGGGAAGGATACTTCCATTCTTCCACTGACACCTCCAGAGCCAGTTGAAGAGAGCAGTGGAAGTACCACATCTCCGTAGAAGTTACCAGCACCCTCTGCCTCAAGGAGGTGAAGGTCTATATCTGCCCAGCCTGTACTTGCCATATCACTATGCTGTCATTGGCACAGTTACTTCAAACTCGTCTATGGTAGTCGTAGCATCCAGAACAATAGACGTAGAGGACAGGTTCAGCTGCGCTCCACTGGTCCCTACTGACCCATCAAAGCAAAGTGCACCGGCAGCTACATTATAGTCATTGGCATAGAACCTGAACCACCCTGCCGTTCCAGAGGCAAGTCCAACTCCTGACCACGTATCAGCATCCTTCTTTCCAAGTACTCCAGCCACTGGAGCATCAAATTCCAGCCCATTAGTGGTGGTTCCCTTTGTGAAGGCCCCACTGGCTTTCGTAATCAGAAGCAGAAGTGTCCCCGTAGGTGCAAGGTCTGCAGTCGCTGGCTGTGATCCTGTATAGATGCACATTACACCATAAGACAGAATATCCTTAAGTCCCTGACCATATGCAGTAAGCGTAACAGTCTCACCCTCAGCATCAGCAACCAGAACATTCTCCACCACAACATCCATTGTAGCTCCCGTAGATGCTACCAAGGAAATCACTGCAATCTGGTTGTTACCAACAGTACCTGTGAATCCAGAGATCTCAATGATCATCCCAGGCCTAAAGCCCGCAGTGAGAAGCCCGTTGGCACTATCTGCAATTGTGTCAGCATCTGTCACAGAAAGCGTAGCTGCAGCATAAGCTACCTGATAACCAGCCAACCGATTTGCAAGCAGTGTACTTAATCTTAAAGCCATCTTTCAGTCTCCCTTCTAAGGTTGTAATAGACAAACATACTTTCCATCTCTATGCAATCCAGCTCCGTATCTTGCTGTAGGATATACAAGCCTTCTTGCAGTTAAGTTTTCAAAGGCTCCATTAGGCCCTCCAAAGCAAATCCCCTTCGGAGTAGCCCACATAGCAGACAACCCCTTAATACTTCCATCTCCAAGCTTCGAGGCATCCACTGTTACTTCAGTCCCTTCAATAGCAGGATAGTCAGCCATCTTAGTTAAACTAGCTTCCCTTATATTTTCCCCTCCCAGAAAGTAAATCTCACTTTCCGTGCTCACAAAGACGCCACCCTTTACAGCCTTAACCATCGTGAGCCTTTCATGAAAGGAAACAAAGTTCCTTGCAAAATCAAACCAAGCCCAAGCAAAGGGCTCTGAATACCAAAGAACATCATCCTTACCAATCAGCATCCTTCCATTGTAAAGCTCAATAAGATGCCCAATGGGCGGATCACTGAATGCCTTCGTGGTATCTGGACCAACATAGTCTCCAGCATTCCAAGCATAGCTAACTCTATCCCTGACAATGCCCCTTTCATGCTCATTCAAATAGTAGGTGTCCCTACCAGCTCTAACATATCTCATCCTAGCTCCAACAGTCACATTCCTTATGGCAGACCAAGCATAGCTAGGTTCAAGGACACAAAGGGCATCCCCACTTACAAACAGAGCATAGCCAATACAAGGAAAAAGACTATGACAGTCCTTCTCCAACTTAAGGGTATAACCCTTCCTTCTACTAATCCTACCAGTCCTGTCAACATCGACATTAACTCCCGCAGCAAGCTCCTTGACCCCTCTTTCAGGATCATATTCGAGCCTCACAGGGTCTACCTTATTGTCGATCCCAGTAGTCCCTTTATAAATACTTACCAATCTACTCATCAATATCTCCAGGAGCTACTCGTCTCATGCCTTCTAGTCTTTGCCAGCCATTCCCTTAGCTTCACAATTCCAGAGTGTTTATTATCTTCACTAAAGGAAAGCCAGAACTGCCCCAGGGTATTAACCTTCTTATCCTCCACATCGTCCTCAATCTGATCGTAGATCATCCAGCATGTGCCATGCACAAAGAGATTCCTATGCAGATGATATGGGAAGTCAGAAGGTATATCACCATCACTGGTGAGTAGGGTAGGATTCCTGTAGTACAAACAGGTAAGGGTTGCTACTGTCTCAGGTATCTTCTGATACCAAAGGGTAGAGCCTTCCAATGCAACAGCTTCAACATCCCCAACTTCATCCATCGTTGGATAGTCGTCTAACAGAGTATCCAACTTGGTGTAAATAGTTGGAGAATTTCCATCAGAGTCCTTGACCTTCCTTAGCTTTCCAGAAAAGCCTCCCGTGAGACCAGTCAAGGACACATACGCCTGAGATAAGACAGTATCGACTACGTCAAGCCTTTTCAGTTCTGGAATCTCGACTTGTCCACCAGTGTATATGAGACACTGATTTATATAGTCATTTATCTCATCTTCAGTGAAGCTATTGTCCTGAATGATATTTTCAATTTCTGTCCTGATCTCGAGCCTATTCATAGCACCTCCAATTGGGGTAAGATGGAGGACAATAGGCAGCATACTGCCCTCCATCTTGAATAGCCAAACGCCCCAGAAAAGTCAATAATTGACGTTTTGGCTTACGCTACGCCAGGCACTACACTGATCAAGACATGTAGCCTGCCTGCTCCAGTTGTGATTGTACCACCCGTGAGCTGAGCTTCAATGCAAAGCACTGTCGAGTCAGCTGGAACGATCTTCGCATAGTTCGCCCAAGTTGTAGCCGCCCATATAGCTACCACATCCCCTGTTGCAGGAACGTAGTACCCAGGAGTGGCCACAGTAATTTCCCCTGTCTTAAAATACTCATCGACGTCAACATCTGTGATAGAGCCATCAGTCGTAACATCATCCGTTGCAAGACTACCCACGCCAACAAGAATATCAGATGTTCCATTATAGGCAGTAACCACCTGATAGACCATTGCGTGAATAAGAATCACATTGTTACCATACCCTGGTGACACAGATTTAGTAACGGGGAAAGAGAACAGAACTGCATCTTTATCGTCACAGGCTATCCCTATGTCTGCTGAGGTAATCCAGTATGGATTTGCCAGCACACCGGTCCTCAGATCAGTCCGTCTAAGGTCTAATACTGTTCCCACGTTAAAACCTCCTTAGTCCTGTTGGCTTAAACCCCAGGCACTACACTGATCAGCGCATGGAGATAGGCTGATCCTTGGGTGATTGTAGAGCTGCTAGTGAGATACGCAACAATGCAGAGCACTGTCGTATCAGCTGGGACAATTGAAGCATCTGTTCCCCAAGTCGCTGCAGCCTTCGCCGTTAAGTAATTACTTGCGGTGTCTGGGACATGGAAGCCCAAAGCAATCGCATCAGCTGCACCATCGGTGGCCTCCCAGTACATATCAACATCGACGTCTGTAACGAGCCCCGCAGTGGTAACTGCATCAGTTGCAAGCGACCCTTGGCCAATGGTCAGAGCAATCGTACCACCAGCAAAGACCGTGTTAACTTCAAGCACCAGCTCATGAAGGAGAATCAACTTACTGCCATAACCTGGAGATACTGACTTGGTGATAGGAAATGAGAAAAGCACAGCATCCTGATCATCACAAGCCAAAGTCAGTTCAGCCGAGGTTATCCAATAAGGATTCTCCAGGACATTCGTCCTCAGGTCAGTTCGCCTGAGGTCCAACATTGTTCCTGTAGTCATCTGTAAGTCCTCCTAAAGTTCTTTGTCAAAGACTATTGAATTACAGAGTATCCCACGAACACCCTGAATACTCCGGCGGTCAAAGTTCCAGCAACCGTAACAGTCACTGTCCCTCCACTGTTGCCAAAGTATTTGCCTGGAAACGATAGCAGGCTCTCCTTCTGGGCTCTTTTCATCCCAGCATCGTAAGGTTTAGCTATATCATTTGTCATGAAGCCAGCAGTCTGGGCAGACTCCTGATTCCCCTTCCACCCAATAGTGACAGTAGCTGTAACGGGCAAGCACGCTGTCGTGACTTCAAGCCAAACATCATCCACCAGTGCCCAATGAGGAATCCTGACGATATCGTAGGTACCATCAGCGGAGATATTGAACAGCCTGCTTAAAGCCAGCTTGTAATTGTCAGCCAGCTTGTTGCTGTAAAAATCAGTCATAACTCCCTCCCATTAGGTCACAGTGCAGCACCGTAGCTGGTGCCAGTGATGATCCCATAGTCCTTGCTATCGAACCTCGTTTTCTTGACACCGAAAATGCCTCCGCCACGGATCATCACGTAGCGTCGGGCGTCTTTCTCATAAGGCACAAAGGCCATTACCGTGCTCTTGCTTTCACCAGCACCACCCCAGGCCCAACAAGCTGCTTGAGCACCAAGCAACACGTTCCGGTAAGCACTGGAGTTGGTTGATACTGGTCGAACCCTTTCCGATTTGGTGACCAGCATTCCGTTGTACTCAATCTCCACAGTGGGAATCTGGAGCTTTTGAGCAGCCCTTTGCAGGTCGCCCCACTGGCCTACGTTCATGTTCTGCCGCAGCTGATCGAACA